ACATCTTGAGCAACGCCAGATTTGCTTGATTCTTGAAATTTTTGCTGAGCCCGCTCAATGGCAAAACTTGATCCACCAACTACTCCTCCGGCCCCAGCTCCAACAAAAAAAGAATCAAGAGATTTATTAACTAATCCATCAAGAGCTTTATCGTCAACGCCAGTTCCCCAATCAAGAATGCTAGTTGAAACAGTAGCAGCAACCTCTTCAATACCTTCGCCAAAAGCATTTTTGCCAATTGATTTAATTGCATTAGAAATCATTTCTTTGGCGCCAGCATTTCCTAAAACACTTGCGGCTTGTTTAATTGATTCTTTAAATCCAGGCGATCCAACTGCAAACAAAGATTCAACCCCAGCCTCTATGCCGCCAGTTACAAGAGCATTCGATTTTGCAAGTTCTGGATCAATTCCTTTTTCTAAATTGCTAACAAGCTTTTCTGTTCCAGCCGTTACTCCAAGAATTGACAATGCAGCTGGCCCAGCGATTGCGACCATCCCAATCTGTGGAATGTTGCTTGCAATTTGAAGAGATAATGCCTTAATAGCTGCCTGAGTATTTCCTTTAGACAACTCTTCGGTAAAGCTTTTTTCCATTCCTTCAGGTTTAAATTCTTTTGCTTTATCATCAAAGAATCTTGTTACCTGATTGTCATATAGAGTTTTGGGCGGAGCCATGCCGCCAGCTGCTTTTATTTCATCTTGACGATAGGCCTCACCACTTGCACCTTCATATAAAAAAGAAGGTCCATAATTTGGAGTATATGCAAGAGATGGTGACTTTGCTAAATTGGCGGCAATATTACTGACACCGTACTTAATCGCATTAAACATCTCACTAGCAAAACCAACATCTTTAGATAAGTTATCAATCTTTTCTAAATTATCTAGATCGTCTTTTGCGACTTTGACGTTGTCAGGTTCTTCAAGCCAGCGAGCAAGCAATGGATTTTTTTGCAGCATCTTTGCAGGCTCTGCTTTAACTTTGTATTGCTCTTTAGATAATGAATCAAAATTTCTTTCAACGATATCCGAAGGAAGGTCTAAATCTTTTGCGAGCTTTAAAACTTGAGCGGCTCTGTCTGGTTCTATTGCTTCAGCTGCGAGAAAATTAGTGGAAATATTTGTTGCACTTTGATCTATATCTTCCTGAACAAGATCGTCGTATTCATTTTTTTCTGTCTTTGCTTGTGGGTTTAAGTCTTGCGCAACGATTTCATCATAATCTAATTCCACTTAAATATCCTCTATTTGCCAAAGTTTTTCTTCATGTAATATCTAGCAATAGCTTCCTCTGTTACGGGAGCGCCCTGCTTTCTTATTGCAGCTTCAATTCTTTTTCTGTCGTCTTTTGGAACCAAAGGAATAAACTCACTCACTTCTTCTGGAGTTAGTTCATAAGCTCTAACTTTTTCGCCGCTTAACATTTCTTCTAATTGGCGACCAATTAACGGTGTTTGACCCGCAACCTTAGCAAAGAATCCTGGACGATTAACTCGACCTTCTAAAATAGTAAGATCCATTAATTTTGTAAACTCATCGCTATTAAGTTTTCGGCCTAATCTTTCTTGCTCATCCAAAACTGACTTCTCAAACTTTCTAGCAAATAAGTTGTATTGTTCTGGATTCTTTTTTCTATCTATTCCAATTTGACCCAAAGCAGTTGAGACAATATCGGCCTCAGTTCTCCAGCCATCAAGAACTTTTTCGCCTTTACCGTTGCCATATCTAAGATCTGTTTGGAGATCTAACATTGTTTTCCAATCAGACTGAGATAGCTTCATTTTCATTTCAGGACTGTTAAGTTGTACTTTTAAAAATTCATCTTTGGTTTTTGGATTAGCCGCTAAATATTTGAGGTTATAAAAAGTCGTAAGATCTGTTTCGTAAATTTTCCCAGATCTTTTTTCTGAGTGATACTTTTGCATCTGCGTTCGATCAGAATAGCTTAATCCAGCAAGCTTCGATGGGGGCAAATCCATTGAAGGATCATTATCAATTTGATCTAAAATCCCACGCATATAAGTTTCAGAGTCTTGTCTTTCAGCTGCATCTTTTAATGCATAAAATTCTTTAACCTTATCTGTTGCGGCTTCTCTAAGTTTTGGGTCATCAATCTTGCGAGCTTCTGATAAGGCTTGAGCCATTGAGCTAGACTTTGCAACAAATGAATCAGCAAGCCTTTGAGATTTGCCTAATAATAAGCCAGCCTCCAAAACGTTATTAACTTTCGCAACAGCATCTGGAGTCATGCCTTCTTTAACTTTATTAAAGTATTGCTCGGCAAACATTTCATTTCCGTCATCAATCATTCGAGTAATAACAGACTGATGAGTTTGAGAAGCGGCTTCTGTTTTCATGAGCTCTATTGCTTCGGCTGGAAGACCTTGAGATTTTCCTCTGGCTTCGATTGCAGTCATTTGATCCGATAAAGCAAAGGCTAACTTTTGAGGGTCTTGATAGTTTTGAACTGCATAAGCTTGTTTAGTTTCTAAATAGGTCTTGGTTAGCGTGGCGTTGTAATTATCATACTCTTGCGACACATGCTTTTGAAGGGTTCTATCAATGGATCCACCGCGCTCAGCTGCCATTCTTTTAAACGCAAGCTTGGCCTTTGGAGAAGTTAAAGATTCTTCAATAGCTCTGACGTTTTCAGAATAAGCCTGGTTAACTTCTTCAGGAGTCTTGAATGCATTGGTACCTTTTTGATTTAACGCGCCGCTATCTGGATTGTAGAGGAGTTCAGTTTCAGCCGTTGTTAATTTTTTATCAGCTTCCATTAGCTGCAATTGAGCAGCATCATCTTCAGCCTTTTGAACAACTTCAACGACCTCACCGCCAAACCTTTGCAAGGCTGGGTTAACTTTATCGCCAATGCCAAAAGCTGCATCCGCAAAATCAGTTTGAACTCGACCTTGATTTAAACCTCTTTCTTGAACTTGAGGCTGATTAATTCTTGGAACTGAAGGCATGTTATTACCCCTTAATTATTTGCGTGGCGGTTCTTGCCGCTTCTAATCCACCAGAAATAAGCGTCTGATCAGCTTGAAATTCAGCCGCACGGCGAGCCATTCTCCCACTAAGGGCTGATTGTTGAGCTTGATTTTTAAAACCCATGGCTTCGCGAAAAGCATTGTTTCTAATTGTTTGCACATCTTCAGCGCCAATCTTTGCCGTCTCTTCTTGAATGCTCGCAGCTGTTCCGCTAGATACAACAACGCCTTGAGCAGCATATCCTGATCGCTGTTGACCAATGACTTGATTAACTTGCTTTTGATATCTTCCGGCTTCTTTTTCGCCTCGAACCATTGCGTCCTCAGCTTCAAGAGTTGTCCTTCGCTCATTAATTCTGGCCATTGCTTGTTGGAACTTTCCTTGTCTTCTTTCGGCATCTGCTTGCGCAACGCTCGAACCAACTTGAGCCGCTGCCATTCCACCTAAAATCACACTACTTGCCGCCGCCATAATTATCCCCTAAATGGAAAGCGCCCAGCTGGATAAACAGCCAAGACGGTTAATGGGACCGGATCGGTATTTCGAATAAAAACTCTTCCGTTACTATTCCACGCCGATTCAATCCCAACATTAACAACTTCTGTCTTAAGTTCAACAGGCTCATCGTAAGATTCAAATTGCCTAAGTTTAACCTGATACAACCCGCCCAAAAAGTCAGCATCTTCATTTTGAGGCTGTTCACGACCTGCCCAAAAGTCTCGGCTTGCTTCAACAAATAAACTTACATCAGTCACAAGCTGAGACTTATCTGCCAATGTTTCCCCTTGAGCGGTATCAATGTTTAAAGTTTCAAGATCGGCGGTGATCGGAATTCCCACATGAATCACCCCATAACATCGGTCTAAAGTTATTGCACCATTTGTCACAGTCACGGTCGTATAAGCTTCGTTATTGGGATTAGCGACAACATATCCGTCAGCAAAAACAGAAACAGATTCTCCCTCTAAATGCCAAAGGCCTCGAACAGTATCAACAGCTTCGGCCCAATCCGTTATTGCAACAGATCTTATTGAAGCTGGAACTGTAGCGTTGGGTCTTCCCCTAACAACAGTAGAGCTTGTGTAAGTGTCAATTGTTACGCGAATGATTGTTCCATCGGATCCCGTTAAATGAATTTCATTTCCAACATCAGATGCTGAAAAATACGATGCGCTTGCTGTTAAAGTTATCTCGCTTGTGTACAGCCATCCACCGCCAGAGTATTCACTCATGGTCATAGAAGTTGAGCTAGTATTTCTTCCGTCATAACTTAAATGAGAATCTAAAATCTTAACGTCTTCAATATTAACAAAATATCTTTTCTCCATTTTTTCAATGTATCTTTTGCTTGTCCCGTTAATGGTTCTTTGGATAACAAAATACACATCATCTTCCTGAGAAGTGATTCCAGGAATAGAGGTCACATTTTGAAATAATCCATTCTCAGTGTCGTGCTGATGCCAAGCTACCATTTGTTGCTCTTTTAAATAAGTGCAAGCAATAACTTTTCCGTCATCTCGAACAGCCCATAAAATAGAATTGGGAACTTGCTGAAATGACCAATCATCAATTTGTTTTCCATCAAATAAATGAGAAGCAAATATTGTTATATCATTTCCAGAATATCCATCAGATTCAATCTTGTAAGTTAAATCCCTTACGATCGCGCCGCGAGATTGAATAAATAAACATGCGTCGTTAATAACCAAAGGCGCTGGGCTTGGCTTTGATCCATTGTATGCTATTTGTCTTGCGTTGATCTGTGTTGGAGTTATCGCTCCCCCGCCGTCACCATTAACAACCCATTCGCCAGATTCGGTGAAAACGATAAGTCTTCCAATATCAACCAAACTATAAACTTCAGAAATTAATTTTCCAGCCAATGTGAATTGGATTGAATCAGCATCCGTCTGAGGACTGCTTGTTTGAAAGTTAGTAAATGAACCAGTTCCAGAAAGAATCACATTCTCTGGATTGTTGTTAGTGTTAGCAAAAACCTGGCGCTGTTGGTAATAAGTCACAGCTGAAGGATATTCGTCGGTAGCTGCAAAAACAGCCCTGTCAGTTGGTGGATTGTCAGAGTAGTCTGGAGTATATCCAATGTCATCGAATTGCATTATACTTCCAGAGCAAGTTCCAATGAATCCATATATTCCATCTCTAAGTCTATAAACATTATGCTGATATGGATCACCTAAAGAAGTGAACGCAATTCTATTGAAATTGGTTGGAGATAAAGTTGCATTTCCAGTTAACGTGCTTGTAACACCGACGGATCCTTCTTCTCCAGTTCTTGGATCAAAAGTTGTCACGCCATAGCCATATGTCGTTGCGCCAGCTGTTCCGATATTAGTAACGCCAAGCCCATTAACGGCGGCAAAGTTAACAGCCGGAACAAAGTTAACATTTGCTATGCTCCAGTTATTATCGGCTGTTCTTGTCAACTTTCGAGGCGGATAGCTTGGATGAACAATCGTCATTACATCTGCGCTTTGGGCAAACTTTAAATCTTGTAAGTCAGCTTCCAAGTAAGTTGTAGTTAAAGTGTAAACTTCAGCAATTGTTCCGCCAGAAGTATAAGCCCCAAAGCTTGTTGAATTTACAGCTGTTCCATCAAGGTAATTTAATTCAAAAGTATTCGCACCTGTGTTGACGTTCGCTACTTTGAAATTCCGCCCATTAAGAAAATTTCCAATGGGACCGACAATACCAGAAATATAAACTTCGTCTCCATTGGCGTATGTATCAGATCCAGAATAAGTGAGAACAGAAGGATTAGCATTAGTAACCCCCGTGATGTTTTGCGCGGTGTTTGTGACTTGCGCTCCATTTTTAATGACTCGCATGTAAAGATTTCCGAATTCCAAAACATAACTAACAGAGCGAGAGAAGATAAAAGGAATAAGTCTAACTGTTTTAGTGGAGTCTTTAACCTCGCAAATAAACTTAGTCCCAGCCCTGTTCTGACATCCGCCATGTCTCATGGTCGCCATGTTTCGCATCTTCCGAACTGAAGTATAGTATTTTGCAACATCAGTTCTTGCATATAAACTAGGAGATATCTCTCCGCCGGAAAATGCTTTCTGTGATTGCGTAGACATCAATCAACTCCTAGTATTTATCAGAGTCTTCGTATAATTTTTTTACTGGATCGGCTTTTTCTTTTTCCAATTCCATCTCAACAATTTGAAGATTAACGTAAACTTTTTTCCCGTACTCTTTTGATTCAGACATGTTAACGGAACACACTTCGACCATTGCTTCCATTTTCATTTTCTTACCAACAACGGCGTCTTCAATTCCTAAAGCTTTAACAACTTCAGCATCCAAGCAAAGCATTAAACCATAAGGATATTGAGGGCCATCTTCTTTGAGAACTGCGGGACTAACGGATGAGCCAACATTTACGCCAGCCTGTTCACTTGTAGTTTTAAAGGTAATATCTTTAAGCATCATTGATTTCATTTTATTCCCTAAATCTGATGAGCTCAGCCTCTGGCAACTCATCGTCTTGTTGTTCATTAAATGCATTCGAAGTGGCTTTGCTAAGTTCAAGTCGATACATGTTCATGCATTTTTCTTGAAGATTAAAAGGATCTCCACTTGTCATTGCAGGTGCCGCGTAAGATGCAAGCCTATAAGATAAGGCCATAGTAAAATCATTAGGATAAAGCGTGGTGTCTGTTACTTGTTCAATGTATTCGACAACAGCTTCTTCTCTATCGCAATAAACTAACAAACCAGTTGAGTCTTTTCCGACCTGATATGGAACTCGACTCGCACGAGTATCATTTCTATTGCTAGATTGAATGCGCAAAATATTTAAACAATCTGTTGGATAACGATACGAATAAGCCCATTCATCATTGGGTTCTTCTTCAACTAAATTAAGCTCAGCTGTTTTTTTAGCAAAAGGCCATGCGTGATCTCTTAAAACAAGATTGCGAACAGTCTCATAAAGAGTTCTAAATAAAGCAGCTTCCTTTGATTGTTCAGTTGATAAGTTGGCAATGCCCTTAGTTTGACCAAGGTGAACCAATGCCAAGTTGCAAATTACAGTTGAAGACGCTGCCATTTAAACCCCTTAGTTAAAATGCCCAACAGCAACTAAAGCAACTCCAGCTCCAGTTGTAATTCTCCAGCCAGCCGATTGGCATCTAGCTCCAATTTCAATAGTGTATGCGCCAACAGGATGATTGTTTGGAACTACAATAATATTAGAACCGCCAGCGCCGTCTTTAATTTGAACCTGACTTGTTGCTGAGGTTGTAACTTGTATCACAATTCTTTCAAGCAAATCCCCGCGGGCGTTGCCAAGAACAGAATCGGTTTGAGATGCGGCAACAGCTCTGTATCCACAATTAAATGCAAATCTTTGATCAGACATCTTTTCTCCTTGCTAAGAATGGAGGGGATTTTAACCCCTCCACCTATCAGATAACTTCGTCACTTCCTACATTAAGAGTTTCTTCAACAGGCTCAAGTGAAACATCTTCTTCCTGGACCTTAGAGATGTCCAAAACTTTCAACCAAGTTGGAGGTAAATATTCTTTTCCACCAACTGATACAAAAGCCTTTTTCTTCTCTAAAGACTTAAGCTTTTCCTTGTCCTTTATTTCATCCTTAGCAACAAAGTGTTTGACGTTAATCATAAACTTTTTGCCTTCTTTAATTCTCACATGTCCGACATAGCCTTGTCGAAGGGCTTCAACTTTAACCTGCATAAAATTCTCCTAATTAAGAAATAGTAAATCCATCTGGATAAGAAACATAATTTTGGATCATGTTCATTGGTTGCAACTGACAAGAAACAGTCACAGTTGGTGAAGTTCCACCGACAGTGTAGTTCACGCGAATGAATCGCTCAGTTGTAAGATCTGGAGGAACTGGCAAAACAAACTGGGCGCCTGCTACCAATTGAGCTCCAGTCAAAGTTGCGCTTGATGCAATAGTCGCAGCTGATGAAAAACCTACGTTATCATCTGCTTGAATTGCAAAAACTAAAGTGGGGGAAGTTCCGCCAGCCGCAACGTCAACATTGAGAACAACAGCCATAGGCTCGCCAATACCAATGTTTCGGTCAGCGCCAAGATCAATAACATCTGTTGAAACTGCTGTAGCAGTCAACGCTTGAGCGATGCTGAATTTATTTTGTCTATCGATATACATTTTAAAATCTCCTTTTATTCTTTAATTAATTAGATTGCCGCTTCAGTTTCTAACAATGCATCAACTTTACGGATTGGGATTCCGCGGAATGTTGGAACGACTTTGCCGTCAACATCAGCGTAAATCAAGCCACCGCCAGAGATAACATCATCTCGTCGTTGGATATCAAGCATTTGGAACACAGTTCGGTTCATGTAGAACACGGGCTTTCCAAGACCCATAGTTGGAAGTCTGTGAATTGCTTTGATCATAAGTTCGATCAAATCAGCTGCACTTGATTTCGCAACAAGGTTTGAAATATCGATAGAACCGATACGGACGCAATATCTCCAGTCCTTCAATGCAACACCGCACTTCCATTGCCAGTGATCTTGATATGCGCGCATACGAGTTCCAGCAACGCCAGCTGTTGTTTCAACAGTAACTTCGCCAAGATCTTCATGGATTAAACCAGCCTTGGATCCTTTAGGGAAAATACCGTGAACAGTTTGAGCGCCCCAAGCAACAAGCCAGATTGAAGCATTGTCAGACCCAGTTCCGCCAGCATCCAAAATGTTTTGTCCGGAAACAGACGCAACATCAGAATAACGGATTGAAAGACCTGTAAACTCCTCAGCGGCTAAGCCAGAGTTTCCATAGAACAAAGTTGATGCCATCTCTTGATTCATAGCTTCGATGAAAGCCTGAGCTTCAGAAAGACGGAATGCAGCTGTGTTACCGTTAAGCATTGCCAAGTCTTTATCAACTTCAGACCATGCTTCAAGCATTCCACATTGCTCATCAACTTGTGCAGTTGTTGATTTTGAAGGTTGAACACCTTGGTTCAATAATCTCCAAGCAACAGTGGGAAGGCCAGTTCGAACAGTTGTTCGGTGACCTGTGGGTAAGTTACCTTCCATCCAAAGCATGTCTTGCAATACTTCGTTAGATTGAGAAAGTAACTCAACGATTGATGGAACCTTTCCATCTGGATCAACGCGCTTTGCGAAGTCCGCTAGTGTTAATACATTTGCGCCAAGTGTAGCCATTTTTTAATTCTCCTTTTAGTTAATTTTGTTTTCCGTAAAATACTTCCTCTAAGCTTTTCGCCTGCCCACCATGAGCATTAGATGAAATGATCTTATCTTCTGACATTGCTTTTCCAATGCGCATAAACATTCGAACAACATCTGGATGATTTCCAAGTCCAGACTCGTTTAAATATTTAGATAATTTTTCATTTCCGAATTGCTTTAGAGCACGATGAGCAAGTTCAACATTCTTGTTAAACTCTGGCCCGCCGATTTCTTTGTCTGTCATTGCCTGTTGTTTCCACTCCTCACTTGCTTTTGCTAAAGCTTCAGCATGTGCTTCAGCTTGCGCATCTGCAAATGATTTAAGCAGAGTTTCTTCCTTGTTTAATAAACCTTGAGCTTGCTCATTGGTCAGTCCATTGGCCTTCGCGTAGGCAATGACTTCGTCAATTTTAGCTTGGTCTAACAAAGAATTTTCAGAAGGCTTAAGCTCATACTTTATTTCTGGCTTAGCTTCTTCTTTACTTGTAACAGGTGCCGACACTTCAGCTTGAACGGGAGCGGCTTCAGTCGTAACTGGAGCAGCTGTTGAAGCTGGAGTTGACGTGTTTTCAGTTGCAGCTGGAGCGGTGCTTGTGGTTCCGCTTGCTGTTGGTGTAACTTCTGACATCTTAATTTTTCTCCTTTTTAGATTCCTTCATCATTTTTAAATAAGCGTCTGGATCTGCATCCATAATTTTAGAAAGAAGCTTTAATCCAATGGATCTGCGACCTTCTTTGTAATATGTCCAAGAGCCAGACTGATCAGCCGATTCAGAATAAATTCCGCAATCTGAAAGCATTGACCAAATAAATCTTCGACCTTGCTCGATCGCTAAAATAAACTTCATGTCGTTTATTGCAGATTCAAAAACAAGCTTCTCTTTTATTTGAGCGTTTTTAATTTGGCCTTCATCTGATGCGTTTTTAACTAATGGCTTTTGCATTATCTTCTTCTTAACCTCGCAAAAATTCTATAATTCCAAAGAATTCCAACATCGACTGGCGGCGATCCACCGTCACCAACTGGCGGAAAATATGTTCCCGCATAGTATGACTTAGGAAAAAAAGTCTTTGCAAACATATTAAGAAACATCCTTTGTTACTGATGTTCTATTCCCGTTCGCGTCAACGGTCGCGACTATGCGATCAATGCTGTCGTTAATATCTCGAATTGTCACTGTCGTAGTTTCAGCGCCACTTAACTTCCCGACTAAAGCCGAGAGAATAAGCTTTAATGACTCTCTCATTGAGTAGCCCGTTTCAATATCTTGGTTGTCTAATAGTTCTGTAGATAAGCCTTCGGGACTTAATGGAGTTGCTCCGCCAGCAACAGCAATCATTCCACCAAGAGCTGTCATTGTTACGTTGGGGCTTAAAACACAAGATGCTGATCCTTCGGTTGGAATAATTCCGCCAAGACTTACATTTGGAGTTATAGCCATTGAAGAGCTTGCAACAGCTGAAACGGCGGAGCTCAAAGCTGCATTTGTAACAGTTATCGCTAAACTTGCGGATCCAACAAGGGCAACAATCTGATCAGCTTGAGCATTAACTAAAGTTAGCACCATGCTAGAGGATGCCACCATATTAAGGCCCATCTTAGCATCGGCACTTGTCGCAGTTATTGAGGCAGCTTGCTGATAAACTGACATCCCGCCAGGCTTAAGAGGAAGTAAAATGCCGCCCGTTCCGTAACCGCTTGGAATACCAGTCTTGTCGTTGATGCCAGCTTCTGAGGCGTAAATGTTTCTAAAGGTATTTAGCCTAACAGTATCCCACGACTCCGCACCGCCTACGATGAAGCCTCTTGCATAAGCCGCCGAATTTCTTCTGTTAGTAACTAAAGCCAATGATTACCCCCAAGCAAATTCTAATGAGCCTGAAATGATAGATCCGTTCGCCGCCGCGCCCGCAGGTTGGTATAATAAATTTAAACAAGCACCGTCTTGAATCTGCGGCAAACTTGGAGCTTGAGACAAAAAGTCCATAATAACAGGGACGTTCGCCGTTGATAGTGGGATCTCTGCAATTGGATAACAAAGAACTAACGCCGCTGTTCCAGTTGTCGCATGTGGAGTTGTAATGGTAACAGATTGAACACTTCTCACTCCAGTATCGCCAGAAGCTAGTGGCAAGAATGGACCTCTATTGTTAGCCGCAGTTCCTGAATGAGTAAATCTTCCGATACCGCTTGATGCTGTTAATGCAGTTGTAGCACCTAAAGCCCTTCCCGCAGTTGCTGCTTGATTTGTATAGGACACGGCCAAAGTTGGAGTATTAGCTCCAGAGGCAACAGTCATTGTCATATACATTCGAAGACCGTTTCCATCTGTGTATCTTGTGAGGGAAGTTCCGTTAACCATGTTCTGCGCAGTTGCTGAAATGGTAGAGATGCCAGGATAATAAAGACACACATCCACAAGTAACAAAGTTCCAGGAGATGCCGTTGTGGTATTTGAAACAGCAACCGCTTTTAATAAATGCTTTGTATCTGTTGAGACGTTTCCGCCATGATAAATTCCCCAGCCAGTTGTCTCTGTTGGAACTTGAGCATTTAGCGCAGTTCCAGTGAAAGTGTTAGCAACTGGAGATCCAGCCAAAAGAGATAAGTCATACCACGCGCCAGCCACATAAGCACCATTGGCAACAGTCTTATTAAAGTCCGCACGCCAGCGTTTACCATTCGTTGTCATCTCGTTTATTAAATCATCGATCGAAGAAAAGCCCACCTATTACCCCCAAACAGTAGTTAAAAAACCTTGTAAAACGCCAGCGCTTAAAGAGCCGTTAGGCAAACAAAGGAAATTCAAATAAGCGCCGTCTTCAATTTGATTTCCATTAAATTCATTATACATATTTGCTTGCTCACTTGGAGTTGCAAACGTAGCAGTTACTTCAACGATTGGAATTTCAACAATAGGCTTAACCAAAACAAGAGCACAAATTCCACCGTTGGCCGATGAAAACGTAACGCTCTCAACAGACCTTATTCCATAATCAGATCCCTGCAATGGAATAAAAGGTCCAGCATTTTCCGCAGCGGTTCCGCCAGTTAAAAGAGTTGCCGCAAATGTTGAAGTGTTAGTTGTAAATAAAGGCGAAACTCTTCCAGCTGTTCCATCTTGATTAGTGTATGTGATTGAAACTTGCGCTCCACCAACATAAGATCCTTGAGAAACAAGAATTGCGCGAACGCCTTTTCCATCTGTATATCTTGGAAGCGCAACAGAGTTTGTTAATTCTTGAGGCTCAGTAGAATCACCGTCAATAAATGGATAATAAAGAACATAATCGCAAAGCATAAGATGGCTTGATTGAAATGCCGTAGATGCTGAATAAACAACTAATCGTTTAAAAAACTTTTTATCAGGACTAACTGGCCCGCCGTTATCAATTCCTTTAGTTGAAGAAAGTGTTGCAGAAACCAAAGGCTCTGTCGCATAGAAGTTGGCTGGGGGATTTCCAGGAGAATAAGAAAGATCGCACCAAACCCCAGCAACTGTGGCGTTAGATACAACCTTTCTAAAAGATGTCGTCCAAGTCTTTCCACTTGTTTTAACCGAATCTCTAAATGCTGAAAACCCTTTAAACCCTGGCATTAGTCAAGAGTAAAGCTCAAAGCTCCAGCTGCAAACTGAGGCTGAACTCCCGTCGATACGGTGATTGATGAATTTAAAGCTGCATATACAATGACGTTTCCAGCACCAGTTGTTGCTGAATCTACAATAGCTGCGTGAGTGATAACATTTGATCCAGAAGTACACGCTGCAAACTGCTCAAGGTTAGCATTGGAAACAGAGTTACCGCTAATCGTAAAGTCAGTCGCTCTTGTTAAAACAACGCGAGCATAAGATCCATAGGTTGCTTCATTGGTATGAGCTCCAGCTTCTCCAGGACTTGCTGTGTAGAGAGCAATCCAAAGGCTAGTGTTACCATTCCAAGGAAGCGCAGTTCCCACAAAAATTTGTTGGAGAACATCTTCTTCAGTTGAGTTCGAAAATGACATGTTACAAATCCCTTCTTACAAGCATAGAGACATTGATAGAAACTCCAGATCCTCCAGAGATTCTTGGTCTCATATACCTTGTGATTTCTGTTATTGTTTCAATTTTTGCTGATGTAATACTCAAAGCATTTCCTTGAGGATCTGTTAGAACTAAATAATCAGTTCCATTATTTGATCCTTCAATGATGCAAGTTCCACCGCCGAAAGTTCCGCCAACTTGAACTGTTCGATCTGCGCTTCCAGGCATCTCAACGGGTTGTCCAGTGTCGCCGGTCGTAAGTCCAGACCAAGTTAAAACATGGCAAGGATCTTTTTCTGTGGTGATTCTTTCTACTGTGTAATTAACAACAGCCATTAACCCACCAAGTTCCCAGCGTTAGCTTGCGATAACAATCCACTTAAAGCATTGTCACCTTGAATTTGAGTATCACTTAAAGTCTTCGCAGTTTGAGCAACAGCTTGAGCTTCCATCATTGCATTTTGTTGGGCAGCCGCTGCTTGTTCCGCTGCAACCATCTCTTGCATCTCATCATCAGTTCGAACAATTCCTGGATCAAGCGAGATGATATCTGCATAAACATCAATCATCTGATCAAACTTAACCTTCTTTAAAACATTCGGGTCCATCGATGCAAGCTGCCCAGTAAATCCAGCCATGCGCTCAATGCCTTGAATGCCGACAAGCTTTTGCGCTTGAGCCATAATCGAAATGTACTCGACTTTTAAATCCATCCCTTGAAGTTCATCAGGAATTGGCGGCAATAACTTCTGTCTTAAATGAATATCAAAAACAATATCAATCAAAGGATCTAATAAATCCTGATTCAATTGCTCAAGAACTGGACCTAAAGCTAGAAGCTTTTCCTCATGTCGTTCTTCAATTTCACGCGCTGTAATTTGACGGCGATCAGATGAAGCAAGCATTAAAAACAAATCTTCAAAGAACGCTCTTTGAATTCTATTTCGAACTTGGTTTTGCTTCATTTCCATTTCTTGAATTCTAAAATTCACTTCATGCGCTGGCCTAAACCCAGCTTGCGAATCGCGCATATCAAGATAAGTAATATCTCCAGGCAAGATCGAAGCTGATTGATTTTTTAATGTGGCAGGCCCAACCATTGGGGGCCTAATCATTTTCTCAATTGCTTCCATTAATCTTCGCTCACCTAATTGCAATTGCTTAATATCACCAAGCGCAAGCATCCCAGGACAATCTGTCCCGTAAACATCTTCGCCCGTCACTTCCCAGCGAGGACATAAAATTGGAAAGTAATCATAGCCCTTTTCAGACAACATCTTTTCATCATCACCACTTTGCAAATAGCCTTGAGTTGTATTGCCGCTTAACCCGCGCTCATAATAAACAGATTTAAATTTTTTATATTTAGATTCTAACCTTCGAGGATCATATTCTGGATTGGGCATGATCGTATGAACAATCTCAATCCATTGCTCAGTCTGATTAATATCCCATAAGTTTTTCACATAAGAAGAAATGTTTGACCAATCGATTTCATTGCCAGCTTCATTGATTCCAAACTTCTGCACGACTTGGCGAACAGTCATTCTAAATTCGCGAACGAAAGTATCAACCATTCCAATATCATTTTTTGCAATCATGTATGAGCCAACTGGAAAGCTCTGTGTGTGAAACACATCTCCAGTAAAGCTTTCTTCAAGTGACATCGGTGCAGTTCCGAAAAGCCCTAGGTCCCCATAAACAACAGGCAAAGTGTTATAGAGATTTGACTTGAGCATTGATGTTGTCATGATTCTTTGAACTTGATGAAGCCACATTTTAACTGCGCCAAACTCCGCAAGATCTGGATCTGGAGTTGTAAGTCTAAACCATGGTCTTGCTGGAGAAGTGATTCCGCTCACCATTCCAGATCTTAAAGTTCTTAATGCCATCGTTGCAGTTGAGTCGATGATCTTTTGATTTCTGCGATCACCTTTATTGACATCTGAAGTGTAGAATCTTGCGCGTCTTGGCTGAACAAAGTCTGAGAGATCTCGCCAATGCGCTGTAAATGTTGATCGCTCATTATCGAGTTGCGATCTTAATATTTCTAATTGTTGGCGCTTTGTATATAATTTCAAGATCTATTCTCCCAATAATGTTTTGCCGGAAGATTGTCCGCCGCCAGCTTCGCCAAGTGGAGATGTTAAAATTGTCCCTGACCTGCCTTGCTTTGAAAGAGATAAGGCCTTTTGAGATCTGCGCTTTGATTGCTGTTTAAAAGATTGATCTTCTAATGTTTTTTGATTTGCCATTTCAGCTTCAGCTGCGGCTTGCTGGGCGTTGGCCGTTTCAATTTCTTGTTTTATTTCAGCTTTAACATTTCGCTGTTTTCTTGCCTGATCTTCAACGCTTGAACCGAGGGGATCAAACAAATATTTTCCCGATCCAATTGCATTTCCAACAGATGAAAGTATTCCGCCTTTTTTTCCAGCCATTTCAATTCTCCAATAAAAAAGATCGTTCTTGTTCTTTAAACCCTCGACGAATAAGCGAAGCATCTTTAACGGGACTGGCAGATTCGAGGGTCATCCAGATCCAATCACAATGTTGTTTTCCGATGCGAACAAATTCATTTAATAAAAGCAGTCCAGCTTTTGATCCGCGGTGTTTTTCTTGAACCCACCAAAAGCATTCATTCAAAGTTAGTATCTCAGGATTGTAGGGATGGGGCTCAACGGTGCCAGCAATTAAACCAATAAGGCCATGAGTTGAATCATCAGCAACTAAGAATAAATGCTTGTCGATTAAGATTTGAATAAAGACTTCGCTGTGCTCTAAGTCTTTTCCAAAGAGCGAATGTTTTGTACCGTAGAATTTGC